GAGCTATTGGGTTAAATTCTGGAACTTGTATTCTTGTTCCACCTTCTGTTGCATCAAGAAGTGCATTACGCACAACAGCACCAGACTTAATAAATGCACTACGCTCTTTGATTGCCTCGGAAACGTATGCACTAAGATTATTTCTCTTAACGATGTCCGCTAATAGGACACCGCCAGAATAATTCTGAAACGGAGCAGCCATTCAGATTACCTTTAAACTTTTGCGATACCCTAGCCACGGACAAGGGGATTAGTTTCACGGAAACTAACTATTTTTGTGCCTCTTGCTTGAGCACTGCTGCAAGCTGTGGGTCTTGTTCTAATAGTATCATTTGTTGAGTGAGATTGCCCGTTTTCCAAGGGTTTACCTGACCTCCGCCAGCATTAGATGTTGGACTTGGTTTTGCACCCATGCCAGCAGCAGAGCTTGGTTTAAAATGATGCTCCCAACCGCTACCTGGATTTTTGAGGCTGCTGAGATAGGTATTGAGATCCTGTTCTACCCCACCATTAAGAACAACGACTTTGCCTTCAGCGTTCTTTTGTAACTTTCCTTGTAACAATGATAGGGTCTGTTCTGCGTTTATCGCTCCAAGATTACTTATAGCTGCTAGTGCTGTAGTTCTTGTAGAGGCAACTTCATTAGAAGTTTTCATTTCCTCTAATTGTTGGGATAGAGTCATTATCTGTTGGTCTTTTTCCTGGGCAGTTTTATTAGCTTCTTCCCAAAGAGTTTTCCATTGACCTTGATCTTCCAATTCTTTGGTTCGTTTCTCTTCTCTCTGTTTGTAAACTTCGTCCAGTTTACCCTTTATTCCCTGAAACTTTTCCTGTGCTTCAGCAGCTTCTTTACGGGCAGCAGCTACCTGTGCTTCATATTCTGCTTTGATAGCGTCTAGGTTTGGTGGTTGTGGTTGTGAAGGAGTTTCAGCCACGGGCTGTTCAGCATTGGTCACGGACTCAGGCTGAATTACTTTTTCTTCGATTGCCATAAATTACTTTTCAGTTGATGTTTTTGTAGTAGTTTCAGCTTTGACTGCTTTCTTTGCAG